TCTATTGCATTCATCTTTTGTCCACAAGAGGGAAGTTAGCAATCACTTTACATCAGAAAAGGAATCTTGTATAGTGGACGCACACTTCGGTGTCTTTGTCAGAGTCTATCGGCTTATGTGCAAATTCTTGGGTAGGAAGTCGAGTCTTCAAGGTGTCGTAGCCTTGGATAGATGTAGTCCCTAGGAAACCACGGAAACGTTCTGGCTGACAAAGTATTGCGGGACAGAAGACTGCCAAGCCCGCCGAGCAGGAGGACTGCATTGTGGATGTGCTGCCTTGGATGGCGAAACTAATCCGTTCTGATGTGTGACGGTACACGGTGCAAACAACATGATGTGGCTACTGGGTCTTTGTTAGGCAAGAGGTGGCTCACACCTAATCCCAGTAGATATGCCTAGGTTGAGCAACCAAGGACAGGACACTCTCCTGACAAATCCCTTAATCCACTTCTCTAGGTGGGTTAGGGGTTTATTTATCAGAACATTCCTTCTTTTCTTCAAAGCTAGTCTTGTTTGTGTCAAACAGTCTGATTTAGCTTTTCGAGTACAGAGGAGGCTACATCAATATTCTCTCTACTCACCCACCCCCTCCCCCCCATAGTAAGCACTCACTAACCAGGCAAGTAAGCACTCACACACATAGAACGTTTCATAATGTGGAATGATGTTTCATAGTGTGGCATAGGGGATCGATGCACCATCCTCAGGGTACTATCCTAAACAACAAAACAATCTAACGATCTGGATCAATAAAGCTTGAAGTTATATTAAATTAGATACTTAGATATTCATAGGGTTTTGGAGCTACTATATAGATCAACGGGTTACAACAACTGGCACGATTCTTTCACATATATAGGTATAGGATCAAGAAAATCCTATGATTCTTTAACTCTTTTGATAGGCGTGAAAATGATTAATGAAGATACAACCGAAATTCTCTCAATCAAAAATAAATCTTTAGGCAAGGTCTTTAAAGACCGCATAAGGTATTCTTTTCATCATATCCCTACAGATACCCTTAAGACAGGATTTTTTGATTTTGAAGATGCTTTAAACGCATGGTATGGCTTTCACGATGAATGGTTTGAAAATCAGTAAATTCTAGGGTTTAGGGTATTTTTAAGAGTACCCTAGCACCTAGTATTTTCTAGGTTTTTTTGATAGGTGTGAATCATGGTCAATCCATACAAAACAATCCTCAAATCCTTAGGTCTAACCTATAAGACAATTCTAGGTGAATCTTCAGCGAAGACCGTTAAAGGGGAGAAGATCGGTTATCTAACTGGCATTGTCTACCTAGTACCCGATCACAATCTATGTCCCCTTGCAAGGGCTGCTGGGTGCTTCGAAGGCTGTCTCAAATCAGCGGGAAGGGGAGCATTCAATACAGTACAACAAGCTAGACAATCCAAAACCGATTATTTTTATAACAATCAACTAGCTTTTCTTTTGTCGTTAGCTGCTGACATATGGTCATTAGAGCGAAGAGCGAAGAGTCTAGGCTTGATCCCTTTAGTTAGACCTAACGGAACAAGCGATATCCCTTATGAGAATCTAATCGTATGGGATAACAAAACCATTTTTCAGCTATTCCCTGAAATACAGTTTTATGACTACACAAAAATACCTAGCCGTAACCTAGTAGGTAAAACAAGCGGGAATTATGATCTTACCTATAGCTTTTCAGCTATCACGCCAAAACCGATATCAATCAAGGGATTGACTAACCCAAATAATTCAAGGGTAGCTGTCGTATTCCAAAAACAATCCGATATCCCTTCAAGCTTTAGATCATGGCCCGTTGTTGACGGTGACGATAGCGATGTACGTCATATTGAGCCCAAAAATGTAGTAGTAGCTTTATACGCTAAGGGGAAAGCTAAACGAGAGGATAACGGTTTTGTCCAAATCAAGGGGATCCATTATGCATAAGACCATGATCGCAAAATACAATGGCATATGTTCCGTATCAGGGGCTGCTATCAATAAAGGGGATGATATTGTCTACGATACTGTCACCAAAAAAGCATGGTTAGAAGAGCCTGGGGATTGTAGGGTTAGGACAATTCCAGATCATGGCCGTTATATATCCGATAGCTATAGATTCTCAAGCGGGCATATAGCATATCGTAATAAGAGAGGATTGTGCATTGATGCACCATGCTGCGGGTGTTGTACTGGATAGATTCTAGACTGTAGACCGTTATCTCTAGCGGTCTATGGCCTAGTATCTTCGCTAGGGCTTTTCATAGGTGTTAATGATGGACAAAATCGATCAAATTGTTGTGGGTGTATGCCTAACTGGGTTTTTATGCTTGATGATCATCATCGGATTGTGGGGTTAAGCATGGAAGATCATAAAGCTTATTTATCTTATAGTGCTGAAAGAAAATGGATTCTTATCTATCAGGGATCACCATTATGCGATTATAAAAAATCATATGATGAAGTAATTCTTGCTGCTAAACAATATAGTATTAAGCTTCCAGAAGTATCATGGGATGCTGACAATGCACAATGGATCGATACCCTAGAATTGAGAGGTAACCATGAATAATGAAGAGCTAGACCAAAAAGCGGCATATGTACTGGGTGCATATCATGCCTTATATGAATATTTTCAACACAATCCATTCATGGATAAATATTACAATGAATATAAACAAGGATATGATGAAGTAATCAACGGTTTAAACAATGATAATTTGAGGGTTTTCTTATGATCTATGCCACTGTCGCATTAATCCTGAGAATTATCTTTAAAAAATGAAGGGTGTTAACATGATAAAAGTAGGAAAATACAATATTCGTATTGTAAAAAATGGTGATAAATACGGTTTAGATCATAAATTAACCTATGATGAAGATAAGCCTATGGTCGAATTTTATGATTCTAGGTATCCTCATTCTGATTTTGGTCAATTTATTAGCCGTTATTACATAGGCACAATACTATGTCTAGACGGTTATTATGGGAGCCCTTTAGACAATGGCCTATGTTTAGACGGTGGAAACCCTAACGAGTGGAGCGTTTCATCATGTGAAATGCAAGTAGTAAAAGAATATATCAGCCAGCACATCTAAGTTAGTTAACACTAACATCTAACCACCTTCGGGTGGTTTTTTATTGTCTACTATGTTAGTGAGTACTTTCCAATTTTGGGCTTTTTTAGGGCTTTTTATGGTCTACCTATACCTAACCCTAGCTTCAGTATAAAAATCGATTGTAGGCACTTTTAAAGCTGTCTAATCGATATCGTTATCGGCCATCAAGCATAGACCGATACAGTCTAGCGGATCATCAAGCCGTAATCCCACATTGTGAAAATGCCTAGCCCACATGAGAGCGACCCTTATCCCATGTTCATTGTCACCATTGCCAATTGTCTCAGCTATCAATCCCTCTTCTTTAGACAAGGTGATTCTGAGTAATCGAGGGTATTCATTGGGGTTTTTTCGGGGTGTACCCATTTAATTCATGCCTTAAATATTCTGCAATTAATAGGGCTTCTGCTTTGTTTATGTCCTTTTTGAGCTTTAATTTGGCTTCAGGCCATAAATATCTAGCCATGTCCAACGATTCGTTTTTGTCTGCTGTTAGGTGAAAGTGCTTTTTCCACTTCTGAGGGGTGACAAGATGCACAGGGTATCGGGTTAACTGACAAACTGCTGAAATGACACCCACAGCACGACCAAACGAAAAGGTAGAGCTAACCCCTTGGTTTGGCATCGAATGCACCTGCTCCATGCAAATCTCTGCGCCTTCCTTGGGGTCAACTAGGCCAAGAATCCTAGACTTGAAAACCAAGGCCAAGATGTGCTTGTCTTGATGCTCAATGTTGAAGGCTTCCAAGTAGTTCCCATGATGGTCAACTGCCCCAAGTGCGCCGTTAATGCTGCCTGGGTCAATCCCTATGTAAATCATTGATTTTCCTTAACTTTCTGCAAAAACTCTGCTTGGATGCCGCTGTAAAACCCATAAACGTCATTCTCCAACTGTTTCACCCTGTGCCAAGCATGGTGCTTGAATCCCTGAGTTTTCGCCATCCTGACAAGATGCAATAAGGTCTGGTATCGGTGTTCCTCGAAGGTCGCCACATATCCACAAAGCTCTCGTGACTGCGAGATTGGAATAGTTGTTGATTCCATTTTTGATTTCATCCAGCAACAGATTGGCTTCGACTCTGGTCATAAATCCTCCTTGGTAAACCTAAATTGAAAACGCTGTTTCCTGTCAGTCGTTTGCGCTTGTTTGCGTTATATCGTCTGACATTATCTATCCGACTAGGTTTAGGCTTTGGTTTATCGGGAAAGTCACCCAAGGCATAAATAGCCCTTGGATAGCGTCTATCGTGTGTTTCGTGCTCGAAGGTATAGCCAATAACATAAATGCGCTTAGGCATCGTTTTAGAGGCTTTGTTCATGCGGGAAACCACTGCTGAGAGTTCAGGTTTGTCAACTTCAAGCTCTTGGCACAGTTCTGCACCTGTCATAGCACCCAAGTCGGAAAGTGCTTTCTCGATTTGTTGGACAAGATAGCCATACTTTCTCATGTGTTCTTTTCCCTGAGTTTGGCTTCAATGGCGTTATAAAAAACACCCCAACCATCGTTCTGCCATTGCTCGTACGCCTGTTGTTGCTCATCATCCGTCAACCCTACCCATGTTCGTGGCCAATCTCTAGCCAACAGATGAATGTCTGCGGCTCTTATCCACAGTTCACCATCAAATTCTTTTGCTGGAATCATATTTCCTCCATCACAGTCACATGGACAAGGTACTTGTTTTCATGTTTAACAGGTGCAAGTCTTTGTTGATTTTGATAATTGAAATTCTTCTTTGCTTTTGTTCGAGTAGCCCCAAAAGAACTCATCATCAGCATTTCATTGCCTTCGCTGTTCAGGATTGAATAAACGTATCCAACAATAACCTTGTCTTTCATATCATCTTTCCTCTCAAACCCTCACGAATCATCCGCAAAACCTCTGGGTTTGGCTTGGCAGTCTTGTAGTCATCATCCAACTTCTGCAAAGCAGGGTCACGCTCTACTTTGCTTGGCACAGTGACCTTGGCAATGTCGGCAGGGTTTAAACGCTCTTGACGCTGATTCCTGACCCAATTACGCCATGTAGCTTGCCAGTCCAGTTTGACACCAGCAGCACCAGCTTTGGCAATCCAGAAGTCCTTGAACTGTTCGCCCACTTTTTGAGGATTCAGGTCAGGTCGTTCCTGACTTGCCCAACTTTCCCAATCTTCTGGCAAAACCCAATCAGCAGAAAGGCGTGAGCCTTTGGTTGCTCTACTAATTGGTTTATGGTTATTGGTTATTGGTTCTTGGTTATTGGTTGCCATTTGGGTCGCATTAGGGGGGCTATTGGCCTCCCCATTAGTACCCTTATGCCACCTTGCAGCAGCACCCTTTTTCCCATCCTCTGAAAATTTACGATATTTCGTAATTTCTTCGTCTGCTCTAGGATTTATGAAGCCATTCTCAGTAGAAACAAAGAACTCGTTTAAGACCGCCAAAACTTCCTGTTCGTGGTCACGCATACCTATCTGGCGAGCAATATCACGCTGTTTTATGGGTACTTCGTGCAAGTAGTAGTGGTCAAGAAGCCGCCTAAAGGCAAGGTCTTCAATGAGTGAAAGGTGGTGCGTGTGTGACTTGTAGTCACCAATGTGGAATTGGTAATAGTGCATAGTTTTCCTTCGCTGTCCTCCATAGACAAGGAAACAATCGGCAGGCGGGGAGGCTCGCTTTTCGGTCTGCTCATGACTTCAGACCTAGCCGTGTTTCGCAACATTGTAATTAGAAGCAATTGGTGGTGCAATTATTTCCATAGCAACAGGTCGTACAAGTCACATAACGACCATCTACTATGTAAGTGTGTGTTGAGCAAGCTGCCCAAACTGCCAGACTAGAAAACGCTAAGTATCCGAAAATAATGGCTTTTTTCATGATTTCTCCTTTAAACAAAACTGTTGCTGAACCGACTTTTGTGCTCAAGAAAATCTAAAGCACCCCTACGATGAACAAGGTTTTTCCAGTTTCCTTGGACATAAGTTTCATGTGTCGTGCCATTTGCATGACGTGGTGAATTCTCTGATTTAGTCTCAATCAGCTTCATCCGACCAGCATTGGTCAAATGCCACATATCTTCAATCTCCACCACAAACCCATTCATTTCAAGGTTTTTCAGGTGGGTCAGAGAGTGGTAAGAGCCAGACAAATGTGTCTCGCTAGTGGTGAACGAGATGCTGCTTCTAGGGCCGTTGGTCAGACGCTTGAGTGTTTGCATCTGTGGAATTGATAGCTTCATTGTTTCTCCGATTGTTGATTGACTGAGCCAGTAGTTTGCGTAACCAAACAGCTCCTCCAAGGTTTTTGAACTCGTTTTTGAGGCTTGTAGTGACTCGTACAGCAATTTGAATGCTTGAGCCTGTGATTTCTGAGGGGGGTCTTGGCATAGTGCTAGGATTGTAATACTGTCAAACAGTTTGACACTAAGGGAATATCCCTATACCATCACAATCGTATTGTTTGACAATACAGATTCCAACAACTTGAGAGGTGTCAACATGGAAATCATTGAGAAATACTACAGCTATGAATTAGAGAAGGAAGTCACTGTTGTTCTGACTTGGTACGACTATGACGTAGCCACACTTTACTTAGACTTTGAATGGCAAGTACAGGACGAGACTGGCAAGGACGTTCAAGATGAATTGTCTGGTGAAGAACAAGACGAGTGCGAACGCATTGCTCGTAGATACGCCAAGTCGCTATGAGTTATGCAAACGCATTTATCAGGGTGTTGATTATGGTGGTCTTGTCTACTAGCATCAATGCCCATTTAGAGCCTCGTACAGCCCCTTTAACGACCTCTGAGATACAGACTAAGGGCAAGACAAGGGCTATGCTCAAAGCGTGTAAACGGCTCAAGAAACATCAAAGGAATAAACATGATCGACTCTGCGGAAGATGAAGCATTCAACGAGATTGAACGTCAAAGCCTGTGGCGCAAACAAGCAGTCTTGCAAGCGATACGCAATGAGAATGAACGGCTTGAAATGTATAACGACCTGAATCCATACAGAAGCCAAGTGATTGAAGAAGTCGCACAAGCCATCCTGAAGATGGAAGGGTTTGGCAAGGACACATTGCACAGCTTTGCGATTTACATCAGGGGATTGAAATGACACAAGATGAAATTAAAGTTGGCGACATCGTGCAAGTAAGTCCCGATAAAGAAATGTTTGGTGCTTGCATGGTGGTGGTGACAGAACTCAAGAGTTTTGGTATTCAAGGATATGTGCAGTCTGCTGGTGTAAATGGACAGCAATACATCCGTTTGAAGTTTGATGAATTTGAATCTACAGGTGGTAAAGCTGTGTGGGTTGTAGGAGAGCAACCATGACACAAGATGAAATTATTCGTTTTGCAATCCAATGTCACCTTGTGACAACAGGTAATCGTGACGGTTTATACATGGACTCATTAATAGAATTTGCCAACCTTGTAGCCGACAAAGCAACAGAAGAAGCCAATGCAAGAGCAAACGCATCGTGGACATTGATGTGCAAGAAGATGGTTGCCATTGAAAGAGAAGCCTGTGCAAAGTTGGTGGAAGCTGACCCATCTTATGACTGGCACAAGTTTGCTTGCGAATGCACCGCCGCCATCAGAGCCAGAGGAGAACAAGCATGACACAAGAAGTTCTGAAGCTGGCGCTTGAGGCGCTAAAAGAAGCCCAAACAAATGACGATGGAATGGAAAAGTGGGATAGAAATAAAAAAGCCATCACTGCCATCAAAGAAGCCTTGAGAGAACACGCAATGCGTGAAGTGCAGAGGCTTGGGCAAGAGATTGAGCAAGAGCCTATTGGAACTGTAAAAGAGTTGTTCACTCAAACCGCATGGGAAAGACTTGATTTGCGCGGAAGCACAAAAGTTTATCTAAACACCACTCCACCACAGCGCACATGGGTAGGGCTGACGGAAGAAGAGAAATCAGAACTGTGGGAAATTAGTCGTGCGGCATGGCCTAGATATATAACATATGCAAGCCTAGCCGAAGCCAAACTCAAGGAGAAGAACACATGAGTGAAAGATGTAAACACGTTGAGAAAAACGGATTCAACTGCGGAAGCTATGCGTTCAACCTGTACAAGGACGGCATAGACCAAGGAAACTTGTGTGATGTTCACTACTGGCAAGCCAAAGCCTTGGCACAGCCAGAGCTATGCAAATACGGACAAGAGCCTAAATCATGCACAAGCAGCCCAATGGATTGTCAGTGTGCTATTGATGCGGCCTTGGCACAGCCAGAGCATATTCCTGACGCTAGGAAAATGGTGACAGAGCAAGAGCCTGTGGCGCACTGTGAGGCAGGGCCAGAGTACTGTCCTGTTTGCAACACAGAATTAAATCAAGAACCTGCTATTTATCCCGAAGAAGCATATGAAATGGGATTAGAAGAAATTGCTTTTTACACCGCCCCACCACGGCGCACATGGGTAGGACTGACGGATGAGGATGTAAATGGTTTTGTCGGACAGTATTGGGGCGATGAATACATGAAGATGCGCTCAATGGTGAGAGCCATTGAAGCCAAACTCAAGGAGAAGAACACATGATTGAAGGAACTGAAAAACTGGTCTGTCAGGACATAGAAGCTAGGCAGCAACTTGGACTCAAGAAGTACGGCACAAGCGTAGAAAAGAACCCTCTGAGCCTCAGAGAATGGCTAGAACACGCCTATCAAGAATGCCTTGACCAAGCCATCTATCTGAAACGAGCAATGCAGGAACTAGACAAGTGATTCAACAAATCCGCACTTTTTAT